CAATACCAATACCAATACCAATACCAATACCAATACCAATACCAAAGGTTTTATTAAGCCAAACCCTAATGAAGTTGAGGACTATGCAAAGCAAATAGGGTTCTCTCTTGATGGTAATTATTTCTGCGATTACTACGCAGCGAGAGGGTGGCAGCTAAATACAGGGCCAATGAAAAGTTGGAAAGCTGCGGTTAGAACGTGGAAAAGAAACCGCAGAGAAGATAAAGAATTCAAGCCAAGGGAGATAATAATTTGAATATCCCCCATAACGTGGATTTTAGAGACTACATATCAATCATTGGAGAAGCCGAAGCCCAAGAGATACACCATGCTGGATTCTGGAGGGAGCAGATACATGAGAGGGCAAAGAATCTTGAACTTTGTGGTGACTTGCTGCCCTGGAGCAAGGTAAGTCAGCGTTTCAAACTGCGGGCTGGCGAGTGTACATTGTGGGCTGGAATGAATGGACACAAAAAATCAATGGTACTAGGTCAGGTAGCTCTATCGCTGATGTGCCAAGGCAAGAAAATTGCTATTGCGTCGCTTGAAATGAAGCCGGAGGAGACGCTGTGGCGAATGTGCCAGCAAGCAGCAGGGCTTACGGAGGGTCAACCGAGTCAGGAGTTTATTAATACTTTCATGGACTTAGCCGATGAACATCTAGTGATTTATGACCAGCTTGACTCAGTTAAGACTGAGAAAATATTGGGCTTTGTTAATTACTGCGGCCAAGTTTTAAAGTGTGACCATATCATGATTGATTCCCTAGCTAAGTGTGGCATTGGTGTGGAGAACCGAGAGGGTGAGGCAGACATTATCAATCGGCTGGCTTGGTCTGCAAAGCACTTAAATACTCACATCCATTTAGTCTCTCACGTGAGGAAGCCTCAGAGCGCGGGAGAAGAATATATCCCTACAAAATTTGATGTCAAAGGCTCAAGTGCCTTAGTTGACTTAGTTGATAACCTAGTTATCTGTTGGGCTAATAAGAAGCGGGAGTCACTAAAGGAACTTAGTCAATTAGACGAGAAAGAACAGGAATATTTCGACAAAACTTTTGACCAGCTCTTAGTGATGGCAAAGCAAAGACATGGTAGATGGGAGGGTAAAGTAGGCCTTTATCATCATCAATCTTTGCAATTTGTGTCTAGGGAGGGCAAGGCAATGGACTACAAGATAGACCAAGTAGTTGATATTGAAGAAGAAAACACTGAAGAGAAAATAATTCAACAGATTAACTTTTAGCTGTTGACAAAAATAGTATTATCAATAATAATTTAAATTCCATAGGAGGAAAAACAATGAGTAAATTACAAGATTACATAGAAAAAAATATTGCAGATTATGTTATCAAAAACGGCTACGCAGACATCGAAGACAAAAATGTGGAAGAGGAGCTAACCATTCTCAGTCACGATGAGAGCTTCCTGGATGAGGTGATGCATCACATTGATGATGCCGCAGAAGCCCAGATACTGCTTACTAAGGCTGTGAGCGGTGACTTTGAGGCAAACCTAAAATATTTAGGCATGGTAAAAAAAGGCATGAAGTCATACTTAGCTTACATCCTAGATGATTTGGCTTTTGAAGGGCTTCTAGAGGAGTGGCAAGACAACTACTCAAAAGAGTATGCCGAAGAGCAAAGAATAGACTATCTGACAGAGATGAGTCGTATTTAATTTAGGAGGAAAAATGAAAACTAGCGAATCACTAAGACATTTTGCGCCAGCTTTTAGAAAGGCGCAAAGCGAGATGGAGGCGGTTAAAAAAGACCAATCCAATCCATTTTTTAAATCTAAATACGCAAATATTGAGTCAATTATTGACTGTGTTACGCCAATTCTAAATAAAAATTACCTGTCCTTTTCACAGCATCCGGTGTCTACGGAGCGAGGGGTAGGCGTTACAACTATCCTGATGCACGATTCGGGTGAGTGGATACAAGAGTCTTACACTTTGCCTATAGCGAGTCCTAAGCCACAAGAAGGCACTGCTGCGATTACTTATGCGCGTCGGTATGGTTTGCAGTCCATTTGTGGATTACGGGCCTATGATGACGATGATGGCGAAAGGGCAATGGGAAGATGAGATTAATAGACTGCGAACAGGGTAGTGAGGAGTGGTTAAAGGCTAGATTAGGAGTGCCCTCTGCCTCTAACTTTTCTAAAGTTTTAAAAATAAACGGAACACCGTCAACTCAGGCCAAGGCTTATGTTGATGCGCTGGTAGCAGAGGCTATTACAGGTGAATCTACTTATGTAAAGGTAACTGATGCTATGCAACGTGGCACTGAGTTGGAACCCTACGCTAGAGACAGGTACATCATAGAGACTGGGAACCAAGTTCAGGAAGTAGGCTTTTGTCTTCATGATGATTATCAAGCTGGTGCAAGCCCAGATGGTTTGATTGGTGACGATGGAGGCTTGGAAATTAAGTCGCCTCTGGGAGGTACTATGGTATCTTATTTAAGAGGTGGTAAATTGCCCAGTAAATACTTTCAGCAGGTTCAAGGCTGTATGTATATCACTGGTAGGAAGTGGTGGGACTTCATGGCATACCATCCAGACATGAAGCCCTTGATAGTTAGAGTGGATAGAGACGAATATTTTATATCTTGTCTTGATAAAACTCTAAGAAAAGTAGTGGATGAAATTGAAAAATTAGTCAATAAATATTCGGAGGAATAAATGCAATACGATAACACTAACAGAGGTGCAGTTTGGAAAAATGAAACCGATAACCCTAAAGCACCAGCACTAAAAGGCGAGTGCAACATAGGAGGGACTGACTATCTAGTGAGTGCCTGGAAGAACGACACTTCAGATAATCCCAAAAGACCAGTGCTTAGTTTTTCTTTTGAAAAGAAGCAAGCTAAAGCTAAAGCCCCTGAATCTACTGATAGCTTCGAGGATGTTCCGTGGTAGACCATTTTGGGAATGTGCTAAGGAGTCTCCACGAATCTTCTGGAGTCTCACAATACAAAATCGCTAAAGATATTGGAATGGCTTCATCTAACTACAATGCTATGCTGAATAGGAAAGATATGAGGTGCTCTACATTCTTTAGTGTTTGTGAGGCAATGGGTTATAAAGCGGAGGATATATGCCAGTATCTGCGGTAGCTAGTGACCTTTCAGATTTAAAGAAAATCTTTAAGGACATTGATAAGCTAATCAAAAAGACTGGTTTTGCTAACATAGCTTACTCTGACGGGGGGATGAAGGTGGAGGACTTCACCCTCTCTTCCCTGTCTCAGAAAGCCCTTAAAGCCATTTGGATAAGAGAGGCTGCAAAGCATAACTGGAAGACAGAAGACATTGATGATGCCATGTATGAGGGCATGAATCGGTGGCTTAAAACTAAGTGTTACACTGACACTAAAGAGAAGTTCCTTCTAAGGTTTATTAAAAACCCAGAGGGAGGCGAGAAGGCAGAGGTTACAAGTTCTGCTAACTGGACAGTAGGGGAGATGACTTTTTTCCTGGACTGGATGCAAAACTTTTGCGCCAAGGATGGACTTATTTTAGAGGCAAAAGGAGAATACCTTGAAAATACCAAAGCTCAGAATATTTGACAGACAAAAGGTTAAAGAATCCTTGGCTGATGAGCTAACTCCATACGAGATTAAGAATCTTAATCAGAGTAGGAAGGCGTTTACTAATAAAGAAATATCATACATAGAAAAGAACAAGCCATACCTTCTTGCGTCTAATCAAAAAGAAGACATAAGAGAAATTATTAACAGTGGTTTTCCTTTGATGTCTAAGGGATTTAGTATTGAGCTTCTTTCCAGAAGATTTGCTTTTTACCAAACCATGTTCATAGGAAAAAATGTTGATACAGCACAAGATTTAAGAGTTAGGTCATTAAGGGCAAGGGACTGCTTAATGAATGGCCTTTACTTCGACACATTGAAGCCGATTAAGGAATAGATATGGGCACTAAATGGGATAATGTAAATGCTAGGGCAACTCCAGACCCGCAACTATTAGAGTATTGCGAATCAGATAAGCAAAAAGAATACATTTCAGCATGGATAGAATTTGGAACTTCTGCTGCTGCTGCAAAGGAACTTGGATGTAACGATTATAATGTAAGAGCCTGTAAGAAATTAGTAGAAAGTAACGCAGCTAAGAAAGGCTGGCAAAAATCAGACAATCACATACCTGACGGATATAAATTAAAAGGCAAGTCTACACTTCTTGACTCTGACGGAAATGCCAAAATTCAATGGGTCAAGACAGAGGTAGATA